GTAGCAATAGGGTCAACAACCATATTCTTCTTCTTCTTCTTTTCCTCTTCTGCTTTTCTTTCCTCAGGACTTGAACCACCAATAATGTATGGTTCAACCTTTTGTGCAACACGAAGAATGTCTGTAATTGGAAGACTTTCAACAACAGCTCTTCCAACGAACGGCAATGCACTACCCCAACCCAAACCCGGTTTTACTGCTGGTTTGTTCTTGTCCTCTTGTTCTTGCTTCCAAGTGTAAGGAACATCTTTGCCTTCTTGTTTCTTCTTGTTGTCAGCAATCTGCTTTTCAGTCAACGCTTCCATCATTACTGGTTGACCAAGCTTCTTGTCAATCTCTGAAGCACGCTTATCATAAGCAGGGCGACCCTCTTCTGCTTTTCTACTCAAAGCAGTAAATGCTTCAGGAGCCAAGTTCATAATGTCCTCAGCCGTGTACTGCTGATTAGCAGAAGGCAAACCTTGCTTCTGGAAGAAGTCTTGCTTAGTTGCCTCATCAGCCATAGCGGTTTGTGCTTTGTCATGTTCAGTCACAAGTTGACCAACAAAACTTGCCCACTCTTTGTCTGTGCCTGTACCAAGAAGTTCAGGGTTAGCAGCACCCATCTCACGAACCTTTTCAACAATCATTGCTTCAGGCATGTTCTGTAGAACCATGCCAGCAATAGTCTTACGCAACGAACCCTCAGGTTCGTATGCTTGAATCTTCAAAAAGGTTGGAGCATTCTCAGCGTAAATCTCATCTTCGCTTCTACCAACAGGACCTTGGAACGTTCCAGACAAATAACGAATCAGGTTTTCACGCATGTCGGAGGGAACGGAAACACCACTCTTCTTGGTCAACAATTGCAGAATCAACTGTGTTGCATTCGGAATTGCTGGCGGGTTCGTATTCGAAGTGTCCGACATACCTAATACCCCTTTCGTTACGCCTAGTAGGTCATGCCTCTGGCACTAAGCAAAGCGGCAAGGTCTTCTGGGCTAGGTCCAGAACTCTGTGGCGCATTTTCCGTAGTACCAGCAAATGGGTTGCCACCTGATTGCATAATCAGGTTGGCTAGAGCATCAGCACTCTGACCAGCACCCTGCTCAACACCGAAACGGCTATTGGCAATCTGGTTCAACAAGTTAGACAGGGCAGAAGCCTGAGCGGTCTCAGCCTGCGACTGGTAACTAGCACGCTGTGCACCCAAGCCAGCCTCACCCGTAGTACGAGCCATCTTGGCTTCAGCCAAGCGAGACAAGTTGGACCCCTGTTGAGCCTTGCTCAAGATATCCATAAGCGTCTGGAAGCTCTGAGCGCCCTGCTGGCCAGCAAACTGTTCCGCTGCTACCTGAGCCTGAACATCAGGCGAACCCACGCCATAAGCGCCCAGAACAGCCTCTAACGGGTTGGTAACAGTACCAAGTTGTGTCTGATAACCAGCGTATGGGTCAATCTGATTCTGCCCAATGAAGTCTTCAAGACCTGTGTACCCAAGTTGAGCGAGGCGAAGCGCCTCGTCATAACCAGTACCAATGTTCGCCAAAGCTTTTTGGTAAACATTGCCAATGTCGGCACGACCAGTCTTTTCTTGTTCCGACAGCAGACCCAACAACTTGTCTGCATTCTCACGATAACCACCAGATGTGTAGCGGTTCATCATCGCAGCAAGTGCTTCTTGAGCCTTCTTCTTTTCGTAGTTCCACTTCTCACGTTCCAACTTATTCGCAGCAGAAGCCCCGCCACCAGACCCACCACCAGACAAGTAAGACTTAATCTGGTCTGCAGTCATTCCCTCAAGACCCGGAATACCCAAGGTGTATCCAGACACATCCATCGTTCCAGCGTTGCGTGCTTCTTCAGCCGAAGGAGCACCAGCACCAGTAATCAAGTTCTCTTGTTGACGCTCCCAATAGTCCGCACTACCACCCCAACCAGCACCGCCAGTTGTCGGGATTGTGCTTGCCGTTGGAGCCGTAGCGACAACTTTAGGATTCCAAGTCTGCTGTGTTGTTGTTGACTTCTTGGGGTTCCAAGTTTGAACACCTACACCATTCTTCTGACCTCTTTGGTTTGTACCTCTATCTGCAACCATTTAGAATCCACTCCTCATTGCTAGTAACTGTCTTGCATCATCCTCAATCTGTCTTGCTTTATCTGCTTCCAAGTCAAGAAGATTTTGGTTGTACCTTGCCAACGCTTGCTTCTGTTCAAGGTCATAACCATAACCCTCTTCCTGAAGTGCACGTTCCATATTTGATTGCTGACGAATACGCTCTTTGGCGTATTCCTGCATGGCGTTAGCAAAGATTCCAGACTTGACTGAAGGACCAGCAACACCACGGCGACCAAAGCCAGCGACAAAAGGATTTATTTGTTTGTTCGCTTGCGTCTTGAACTCTGCGAGGTTGCGCTGACCTCGCTGTTGTGACAATGTGTTCTTGTAAGCATTCATTGCACCTTCTGCTGCAAAGTTCTCTAAGTAACCACGCCTACGTGCTTCGAATGCGCTAGGGTTATAAGCCATTAGCGACCACCTTTCATATATTGATTTCTAGCAATCTCTCTGTTGACATTTTGCTGTTTGAGAGTTTCTATTTCTTTACGCAAGTTCATAATCTCTGAAGCAAGATAACTAGTGATGTTGCGAATAGCAGTAGCATCCACAGACTTGAGTGTTGTCAATGCAGGAAGTGCTAGGTCGTCTCTCACCCTGTCACCTTCCTTGTGTTGTACTTGTACGAGATGCTGTCAATACCCCAAGAAAGACCCGTAGGACCAGTAAATAGCAACTGCACAGAACGAGCCAAACCAAGATTGGAACCACGGAGAACTTGAGCACCTTCAGCAATTACACCCCACTTGTCATAACCCCATTGACCAGAACCCCACTTCATACCACGACCAGAAGATGGCAAAGTCAGGTTGAAGTTCTTTCTCTCGTTACCAAGTGCTTCCTCAAAGTTGTGGTACACCTTGATGTTTAGGATTCTCGATGTGTCTGCCTGTTTGACAACAATGTCAGGTCTACGGAACATCTTCTTCTGAGAATACGAACGACCATCAACCCAGCCAGTTCTGTAGTACGAAGCAAAACTCTGCTGAGTACCACCAATCAAATCTTTCTCTTCATCGTAAACTTCAATCTTCAAGACACGAGGAAGAGTTGGGTGAATTGCATAACTTGCACCAACTCCGCTTGAGTTGATGAAGTTGCACCCACCAATTACACCGTAGCCATCTGCTGTCTGATGTGACACCCAACTTCCATTAGCAATGGTTGGGTCATACACAAACGATATGGTTGACGTTGTTGCCAGTGTCGTCTTGGAGTATGGTAAAGATACCCAAACTCTTTTATTCAAATACGAAACAGATATGTTGTTATCGGAGGCATCGTTGATGTATCCAAGTGGATAAATAGGTCTAATGTTTTCGAACAAGTCAACAACAGTTGTGCCGTTGTAGTAATACAAACCAAATGGGTGAGAGTAGAAGTACACACCAACTTCAGATGTAGCAATCCAGTCATGTGAACCACATCCAAGGTTTGCTGACAGCTGAACTACTTGGAAGTCTGCTGTCTCATAACCATAAACAATATAAATAGCGTTTGGCTTGAAGACTAACAACTGACCGGCAACAACAGCCAAACCAGTTATACCAAGTCCACCACCTTCAAAATCAATGTGGTCTGCTTTAAGCCAGTCTTCAGGCAAACCTTCGTGTGACCAACGCAAACGGTTCGGATAACGCACACCAGCCTCGGTTGTGTTTGCAACAAACATTTTGTTTGCATGAGTAATGATGTGCTGTGCTGTTGGAATCTTCCCACCAATAGGAGAACCATAAGCCTGCCAGTCATGGGGGTTTGTGCCTGAAGCAGTTAACGCTGTTGCATAAGTAGAAGCACTAGTCCACTTGTATCCACCGTTTCCAGCCGCACCCATAACCATGTACAGCGTGTTGCCCCATTGGGCAAAACACGCACCATGAGATTGCGTCGGGGCTACTGGGTTGCCAGCAGAATATTCAAGCACAGTAAAGTTTCCACCAGTTGACTTGAAGACACGATTAGCCGTAGTCAACATCAAGTTTGGTGTTTCACCACTAAAAGCAAAAAGCTTTTGTGGAGTCCAAGAAGTAGCAAATGGAATTGGGGTTGAGTTAATCTCACGCATTGCACCACGAGTAAACAAACCACCACGAGGGTCTACTTCAACATTGAGCATGTCAGGTGACTCGTTTTTAGCCAACTGAAACTGGTCGGCTCTGAGGTTCAGCCCACCAGTAAAATCATCATAACGCTCAACCGATACGTTGCTCATTGTCCAAGTGTTCCACCAAGCGTCTGCAACCAACGACGCATAGTTGGATACTTGCGACCAGCAGACATAATCACAGGTTGTGCACTTGATGCTTTCATCAAGTCACGACGAGCAAGACCAACACCTTCTTCAAATGAACGCATGTACATCGCAGATAGTTCTGCATCTTCTTGACGCTGGTAAACACGAGCAAGCACAAAGTAAGGAAGCAGGGCATGGAACCACTCGTCAATGTCAATCTCTTCTTCTGGTGAATCCAACCAATCGTAGGATGGGTTGCGATAGACACGAACAGTTATTGGATACACATTGTCTGGCTTCGGCCAGAAATGAATCTTGTCTTCCCAAATAGAAAAGAAATAAGGGCGACTAGGAACATCCGTGTTGCCCAACCAAATCTCTTCAGCATTGTCGTAAGAAATCAAAGTCATACGACTACCAGATGTGCTGGTGTCTACGACCGAAATGATTTCTCGAATGTCACCGATATTCTCAATTGTGTATGCACGAACACCAGAGGTGGTCGTCAAGGTGAAACTCTTCTGCAGATACGGCCACCTACGCTCTAGCGAATAGATGCGCTGGAAACCTTCACGGGCGAACTGGTCAATGACCGAGTTCGGCAAATCCGTTTCATCAAGGTCAGCCATATTGCGCACCTGTGTGCGCAGTTGGTTCAGGGTAATCATTTAGCGGCGCCCTGCGAACGCAAATGACCTACACAAAAATCTGTGCCCTTAGCCTTTGGACCCTCACAGGTGTCTTCGTTTGCTATGCAACGGTTGCGACCGATATAGGGCGCAGAAGGTGCAGCAATCTTTGCACCAGTAGTTGGAGCCAAACGATAACCAGTAACTGGTTCTCCGTATAGGGCGTGAGCTGGTTTAGAGTTTTTAATCATCCCTTTTACCCCAGTTTGTTACATACTCCACAAAACCCCCCACCTTTCGGCAGGGGGTTTGGACATTACCACCTAAGCGATAATGGGGAATTACTTAGTAGGTGCGACGGTTTTTGTCACGTGCACCAGTTGGCTTACCAACGGTGCGCTTTTCCTTGCTTGCACCAGCAGCACCAGCAGACTTTGAAGCCTTCTTGCGTGTTTCTGGTTGAGCCTTAATCGCACGACCAGTCGAGAAGTTTCCGCCCGGCTTGAAATTAGGCTTTGACTTTTCCTGACTTGGCTTGCTGTTGGCTACTTTCTTTTGTGCTTGCTTCGTCATGCGAAGTGTGTAAGCCTTATCTGATTTGCTTGGCATTTCTTCTCCTAGTACTTCTTCTTGGATTTTGATTTGACTTGCTTGCCACTTTTACCCTTTGGGTAAACAGAGGTCTTGGTTCCAGACTTAGGACTTGCATCCGCATGACTAGAAAGAATTGAGTATTTAACTGGCATTTTTTCTCCTTTGAATAAGGGGGGTGGGTTTCTGCCCACCCCCCGAAGTCATTGACTACTTACGCAGTCTTTGCAGTGAGCTTGCCCTGCTTCGCTGCGTTACGGCAAGTCAAGTTGCCGTAGCACATGATGAGAGCGTAACGTGCATCCAAGTTTTCTGGGCGCACGAACTCTGTCTGCGAGAACCACTTGCCTGAGTGACCGACGAGTGAGATGTACTTGCTGTTGATGAAGAACATCGTTCCAGCAGGTGCATGCACATCGTAGGTTACAGGAGCAGCCTTGAACAACAGGTTCTGGAATCCAGCATCTGCAGTCTTGGTGTCCGTGTAGCGGAGTTGTGGTTGCAAGAGTGCTTCGTACTTCTCAAACAAAGTCTGAGTTGTAAGAACCATGTCTGGGTGGTCGTTACCAACAGACACGCTGTTGTACGCCGTTGCCATTTGTGCGAGGGTCAAAGCACCTGCGGTGTTTTCCTCGTACGAACGCCAGTACTCGTTGCCAGCAGTTGCACGGTTGATACCGCCAACAGTTCCGGAAGCCTCAATGATGTTTCCGAGACCGTTCCAGTTCTTTCCGCTGTTGCCAGTTCCGTCACCGAAGAACATCTGGTTGAAGCCTTCACGCATTGACTCTTCAGCCTGCATGATTTTTGCTTCCAACAGGTTGATGATTTCCTGTTCGCCGTTGTTCTTTGCTTCTTCGATACCGCTGATTGCGATGGATGCAGCGTACTGCTTCCATTCGTACTCAGCAGCCGAGATGCCATCTTGTGCGGTCAACGCAATTGTGTCGTAACCTGAGTACGAAGCCACAGTTGAGTTCTTGCCGTAGATGAGTGGCTCAACAATCTTCGTACCGCCGTTAAGCATACGAATGCGACCCTTGTCCATCAGATGGTAGGTGAGTGGGCGTGCGCTGAAGACGTTGTCGGTCAACTGTGCACGGTAGTTAGCGAGCGTTGTACTGAGCAACGCATCAAAGTTTGGGTTTGACATGAAGTTTTCTCCTTATTAGAAGCTAGACGCTCATCTGCCGTTTTGCGGCTTCAAAGGCATCTCGCAATGATGTGATTGGTTTTGAAGATACATCCGCACTCACTGCCGTAGACCCACCACTCACAACTGCCGCTTGACGCTTGGACTGCGTGACTTGTGCCTGCTCCTGTGCCTTCTTCTCACGAAGAGAGCGAACAGCAGACGCATCCTCATACACCCGGTCAAAAGCAATTTGCTTGTAGACAGCCTCTAAATCAGAAGAGCCAATGGCGAGAGCCTTGGCTACAACTTCATCAGCATTGAAGTCCGAACCGTATCTTGTTTGTAGCGAACTGATGGTCTTATCCAACTCATCCATTGCTTTCGCTTGTTCGAAAGCTTGGATTCGCTGTTCCAACTGCTTGTACTGCTTCTCCACAGGGTCCATGTACAGTTCTTCCTCATCGGAAGTTTGCTGTCCTACACCGTAGTGTTGTGAAAGCAGGTCAAGTGTTGCCTTTGGGTCGTTCTGCAAGGCTTCTTGCAAAGCCGCCCCAAATTGGAACTGTCGCTTTTGCTCACTGAGTTCCTGTGTCTTGCGGGTATAGTCCGCTTGACGCTGGTATCCAGAAAGCGCCTCTTTGAGTGGAACTTTCACTTCTTCGCCGTTTACAGTCACAGCAACATATTTGTCACCGAACTCGTCTACTGGAAGTAGGTCGATTTCCTCTTGTGTGAGGGTTTCAACTACATCTTGTGCTTCCTGAACTTGTCCTTCTTCCAAAGGGGTTTGGTCCACCAAGATTTCATTGTCTTGTATATCGCTCATTACGTTTGAGTCCTCCATGGGTTGCTCTATAGGTATGGTTTAATCGTTACCTTTATCCCAGATTTGGGGGTAACTGTGTATTTGGAAGTGGTGAACCACTTGCCAAAAGCTGTGAGAGTATCTCTGGTGGGATGTTGCTAGGCATTGGCATTCCTCCAGTTGGTGGCATGCCTTCCATTGCTGCCTGAGGTGGTAAGCCAGCAGGAATCTCCTGAGGCATTGGTGCACCCTGCATTGGCATCTCTTCAGGTGGTGGAGGTGCTCCCTGAGGGCCAATCGGCTGTGCTGGCAACTCAGGTTGCATCACAAACGATGCGGCATTTTTGATACCAAAGCCATACTGCAAGACATAGTTAGCCAACTTAGGCATGTCAATAATTCCAGCACCAGCAAACGGTGCCATTGCATCAACAACTTGCAACGCCATCTGACGACGGAATGACTCGTTTACCGGGGCGGTAGAACCACCCTCAACTTCAAAGTCAAACTCGCCTTGGATGTAGTCACGGTCAAAGTTCAGCCAAACATAGTTCTCTTCTTGACCTACAACACGGACAGCCGCTTCGCCTGTCATGTATTGCTGTGCCAGCATTACAAGACGGCGTGCGCAGTCACCGATTGCACGTTCAATGATTGCCAACTTGTCTGATGCACGAGCGTTTGCGGCATCTTGGGAGATTGCCGCTTCAGTTGCTGTACGACGAATCTCTGGCAAACCACCACGCATGTATTCAGAAACACCAGACACAGTGTTGATATCGTCTGAGATGAGATTCGACTGGTTGTAGAACTCTGGTGGGCTGATAACCGCTGGCATTGGGACAATGACATTGTTCAGTCCTTCTTCAGACACAACAGGGACCATTACGTTGTCTTCATCTGATTCAAGTGCTGCACGACCATCAGCGTCAAATGCTGAATCCTTGTACAACCACTTGCGTGAGAAACGCTTACGATGGTTCATCATCTGTGTACGAGTTTGGTTGAGTTCTTGTTGCAACGGTTCAATTGCTTCAAGTTCACCCATCGTGTAGAAGTACTCTGGTACTTCATAGTTGCGCAACATAACAAATGGGTGTCCGAATGCGAATGGAATCTTCATTGGGTTGACAAGGAACTTGTCTCCACCATCACAGAACACAGACATGGTTCCACGCTCAATGTCGTAGAACTCCCAGATTTCTACATAAGCGTCATCGCCACTTTCTGAACGACGAGGGCGAACTGTACCCTTCCAGTCGTCTGCACTCCACTTGGAGTAATGCGATGGTGACGCCTCTTGGCGTGCACCAGAGTTGTATCGCTTATCTTTCTTTACATCCTTCAACGGTCTACGGACACGCTGAGCAATCCACTTAATGTCAGACATGCTTGTAGCATCAGCATCAACAAACACATCAAAGGGAGAGATGCGTTCCACGAATGGTCGGTCCTCGGTAATAATGATTTCTGATTCTGTGATTGATTCAGGTGCTGCAGATGCAAGCTCGTCAGAGAAGTCGTAGTCTTCTTCTGTCTTTTCAACAAAGCGATAACCGGTCTTAATCCAACCGTGACCGATGATGAGCATGTCTTTTACTGCACGACGAAATTCCTTTTGGCAGTCATAGTGTCTCCACCAATAGTTGACAACAGCCTCGGTAACAATTGCTTTAGGAGCATCAGTATGCTTTCGAGCATTAACCGTAATCTTTGGATGGTTAACCGAAACGCTAGGTGAAATAACGTTGATGGTTGCAAACGCCATGTTAATCAACAAACGGTCTTCTTCAGTTTCCGTATGAAAGTGCTTGCCACGGTACATGTCAATCATGCGCTTCCACAAATCATCAAGGGCATCCTCACGCCTCCAACGGCGTGACTGTTCAATCTTGTTTCGGTACTTGGTAATGATTTCTGAATTAGATGTGCGTGCCATTATTTGTCCTTCTGACCATCATGCCAACCAATATGGTTGTCTAATTTTTCTGCAACTCTGTCTACTTTGGTACCAATCATTTTGAGAAGGATTCTTCCTTCTGCATGTTGTTCAGTGTTTTCTTTCCGTAACTTTTGGAGTACCACCACAACAGGGCCCGTGATGATTGCGACCGCCAACGGTACCCAAACGTTCTCCACCTCATTACATCCAATTCGTCACAGGCTCGGCATTGATGCCATTAGCCTTTGCATCTGCCACAGTTTGGCGCTGACGCTCGCCAATTGTCGGTCCATGGAAATCTTCCTGACCATGTGTGAACCCAAGACGAATAGTTTTGACATGACACTTAAAGCAGATTGAACCCCTTCTAGGGAGTTCATCTGCCTCGAATTCTGATAAACAGGTCAAACAACGGTACGTTCTCATCAATATAGGTGCTTTCCGTTACTTGGAAACGTTGAATGAACCAATTGCTGCTCTTTTTGGCTGTTCATCCTTGATTATGTAGCGCTCCCACCAGCCCAATGAGTTCTTCCTTGGCTCAAGGTCATGGCGGTATTCAGGTAGCCAGACATACTTCAGCATCTGGTTTGTGATTGCCAGCGACATAACACGGTCGTCATGGGGAGAGCCATGCATCTTGCCGTTGGCTTCACGCACAAATGTCCGCAGTTCGGCCATCGTGTTCTTGTCGTACAGCGACACACCCTCATCACGAATTGCTGCATTCAGTTCGTCAATAGCCAAAGGCTTTGACACAGCCGTAGTTCTCCAACCCATCGTGTCACTAATCTGAGGATTCCTATGGTTCATCTTCCTCTGTCTGTACAGGTTCTTATACCCAACCCGTTGTAAAGCTTTGAGGGTTGTCAAACCGTGGTTGTTTGACTCAACCCCAATAAGGGCGTAGTTAAAGAAACATCCCAAGGCATTGAGAACTTGCTCACCAAAAATATCCGGGTCAACATGCCCATGCCAATGAGCGACCATCAGACCTGTGTCTGCCGAGATAACATGAGCAGAAGAATAGTCACCATGACCGAGACCTTCAGCGACGTCGGCCCCCACAACATAAGTCTCACCCACCGTCGGCATGTCCCAAATAGCCAACTCCCCGCCATCGTCAATGAACTGATAAACATTCTTTCCATAACCCTTCTTTAGATAACCACGCTCAGGTTCAATTGGCTCAATTTTCCTGATTGCCTCAAGGTCAAACACTGGGCGACCAGAACGAATGAACGCTTCTTCTGGGTCATCAGGGTACTCCTGAGCCAACTGCCAGTCTGGCAAGTCACGCTTCTTAGCCTCGTACCAAGCATCGTCACGGTCTCCAGCAGACCAAGGAAAGAAGATGCCAGTAAATCGGTTGGTTCCAGTTTGCGAACCAACCCACAAACTGTGAAAGATGTTGCCTTCTCCGTTAGCGGTAGAAAGACAAACAACACGACCACCAACGTCTGCAACAGGCTCAATAGATGCCCACGCTTCTTCAGCGTTGGGCAAGAACGCCATTTCGTCAATGATGACTCGATACACGGATTCACCACGAGCAGGGTCATTACCAGATGGCAACGATTCAATTGATGAATCGTTTGCAAACACCATCTTCAACTGGTTGTCAGATAGCAAGTCTGGACCTCTGACACGCATCCAGTTGGGAAGCATCTTGTAGCCGTACTTAGTTTTCTGTAGAAGCTTTGATGCTTCTCGTTCTGTGCGTGAAAGCATGACCGTAAAGCGGTCAGACCAGAAGAATGTTTCCCAGAATGTAAACGCTGCAGCCAGAGTGGAAAAACCAATCTGTCGTGCTTTCAGAACAATTGAATACCGTTTGTCAATCCAAACAGACACAGTCTCTTCTTGGGCATCACGCAACTCAAACTTAATACGACCACGCTCAGGATGCCTGATGGTCCAATAGTTGGAGCAGAAATAGGAGAACGATGCCACAAGCTCTTCAAGCGTGGCATCATCTCCGCCTTTACATTTGCGCCATTCTCGTTCGTTGAGAAGGTCTTCTAATTCCATTATTCTTCTTCAGGTACCTCGGAGAATAGGGCTTCATCGGTCTTCTTGTTTTCTGCACGTTGCGCATACTCACCCAAACCAATTGACGAAAGAATAAAAGCAGCAACTGTTTCAACTGGGATTGCGCTTGAGAACAACGGAGCAAACAGGGCAACAAATGCTGAAACAAATGCTGCAACTCGAACTGGGTTGTTGTAGATAAAGTCTTTTACTTTTTGCATGATTCTCCTACCATTTGCTCAGGGGGCATGTTGCTTCAAGAAGTTTTACCTTCCCCGGCATTACACACCCACACTGTTTACACTGTTTCGTTACCTTGACCAACTCTGGGCACTCTAAACAAAGTTCAAGCCGAGCAGAAGCAACTCCAACCGAAGCCCTAGGAACATTTGGATTCAACAAGTCCCAAGGTCTTGTAGTCCCCACCTTTTCCTTGTACTTTTCCCAAGGGGTCATTCTGCAGAAAAGTTTTCACCATCAAACTTCCATCCCATTTGTACCACTCCACCAAGTTCTTTTGGAACTTGGACAATGGTCGGACTGGAACCATAAACGGCAGTCATCTGCTCAAGTTCCTCATACAACATATGCATCCATACAACTTCACCATCAATAATGAATGCAAAGAAGTTGTGTGGCTTACTTAGGTCTGGTCCAATTTGCTCTGACATGATTCTCCTTAAGGACAGGTATATCCAGTTGTTAGACAGTACCAACTACCATTGTAGGTTATGTACCCACCAGATACAGGGGTACTGCCACTTACGCATGGGTCAGGTGAAACCTGAACATGCAAGGTGTCGTATGCTGGGTTCTGACCAGCACCACACGGAATGATTCCGCAAGTTCCCAAGTTGCCACCATTAATCGTTGTAAAACTGTATCCAGTATTTGAGCATGCAGTAAGCGAAGTTCCAGTCCTTGTAGCAGTAGCAGAGTTGTCAAATCCAATCCTTGTTGCGTAAACGTTAACCGTCGCAGAAGAAGCATTACTCAAACCAGTTACTGACACTGTGCTTGTTGACCTAGAAACAGAGCCAGCAGTCGTGCTTAACACGTAAGTGTTAGCAGCGTTATAGTTTGTGATTGTAAAAGAAAAACCCTGCGCACCAGCAGAAACAGCACTTAACGCTGGGGTAGGCAGTTGTTCTCCACCACCGATTGCACCAAGTATCTGCACGGTTATACCGCTAGGTTGCCGACAACCACCCATTGGTTGGCTGCAACTTTAACTGCTGTAGCCATTGCATACTGACCATTTGTTTTTAGTTTTCCACCCTGAGAAACAACAATCGTTGTTCCCGGTGTAACTGCAGAAATTGTCACTTGACCAAGACCGAGTTGCAGAATGTTAATTTGGTCTCCAACTTGAAATGCAACAGAAGCATCTGTTGGGATTGTGAAGTTCAATGCTGAGCCAGAGTTCATCGTTACAAGTTTTTGTGCATCAGTCAACACTGGAGTGTATGAAGCAATTTGTGCGTTTAGGGAGATTTCTTTCAACTCTGCAGAACCAACAGCACGGTCAGCAATTTTTGATTGCGTGACCGCATTATCTGCAATCTTGCCCTCGGTTACAGCAAGACCAGCAATCTTCGATTCAGACACAGAACTGGTAGAAAGCTTCGTTTCTGTGATTGCAGAAGAGTCAAGACCTGTTCCATCCTGCAATGCGTCAACGAACAGTTTGACGTATTGGAAGTTGGAGTTAACCTCTGAAGCCTCCGCAATGGAGTCATTCACAAAGGAGTGGGGAATTGTTAAAGCCATACTAATCAGACCTTTCGTTACGCAATGACCAAACTGCCAGATGCATTGAAGACATGAACCGTATAATTGCTGGCACCAACTGGTCCAACTGTTTTTGTTCCACCAGTAATAGATAAGCCCAAAGCAGAGTTTGTTAGATAACGGATTATTACAACTCCAGAACCACCATTTCCTCCAGTTACGTTTACGCCAGAGTTGTCTGTGTAAGTGGCAGAACCACCGCCACCTCCAGTATTTGCTGTTCCAGCAACGCCACTTTGTACAGAACCTGCAGTATTTCCAACGTTTCCGCCTCTACCTCCGCCACCAAAACCACCAAGTCCACCAGTAATTACTTCTGCCCAACCAGACCAAATTCCGCTGCCACCACCGCCACCAGCATAATAAGTTAAAGTTCCAGATATTGATGATTGTGCCCCCACCCCACCATCACATCCAGTATTTCTGGAAGGTGTTGTTGCGCTCATGCCAGCACTACCAGCACCACCACCTCCACCACCTTTGTACCAGCCAATTGAATAAGTGCTACCAGTGCCTCCATTATTTCCTTGACCAGCAGTTGCCGTTCCACCAAGTCCGCCAGTTGCTGGACTTTGACTAGCACCACCACCTCCACCAGAGCCACCATTTGCCCCAGTGTTTGTACCACCAGAAGAAGTTGAACCAACACCACCGCCAACAGTAGAAATTGCATTAATCAAAGAGGCAACACCATTGGTTCCTGTCGTTAATGTGCCATTGGTAAAACCTGATGACCCAGTACCACCGGCGCCAACAACTACTGTATGCGTTGCTGATGTATTTGTTGTAATAATTCCATTTAACAAACCACCGCCACCGCCACCGCCCATTCCCCAACCACCATAACCTGCACCGCCTCCGCCACCACCAGCGACAACAAGGTATTCAAGTTCAAATGAAGAAGAATGTTGATAACCATTTGACCAAATAGAACCAAGCCAAACTTTTGTTCTTGATGTATCAGTTTCAAAAATTACTTGTCCTGTGTATGGACTAGCAGGGCGAGTAGTACTTGTGCATACTGCGGGCTGAATGATTGATTGTGCTCCAGTAATATTGCTTATAGCCATTAAATTTTCCACCTAACTGAAACTAAACCAGAACCACCATTACCACCATTAGATGTTCCAATAGCTCCGCCACCACCGGTTCCAGAGTTGGCTGCAGCAGAACCACCAAATGTTCCAGAAGTTCCACCACCTAAACCACCAGCTGCACGAGTTACAGATGTTCCAGTGAAAGTATTTGTTATGCCAGCACCAGCGGTTCTGGTTCCACCAGCACCGCCCATTCCTGCACCTCCACCATTATTTCCACCACCATCTGAAGCGCCAGAGTTGAAACCATAAAGTTGTTGAGAAACACCAGCAGCACTACCACCATAACCACCACGATAACTAGCACCGCCAGCGTTTGGTCCAGCCACAGCCCCACCCCAACGCTGTCCTCCACCGGCACCACCTGCGTATTGACTTCTAATAATCGAAACACCAGACCATCCACCAAAACCTGCTGGTTCACCAGTTGCACCACCAGCTCCAACCGTGACCGTGTATGTTCCTGCTGGAATGACAAGTGTGGAAATTTGAAGCAGTCCTGCTCCACCTCCTCCGCCACCTTCTCCACCGCCAGTAGAGCCACCGCCTCCACCGCCTCCACCCATAATCATCACATCAAATAATCCACCAGTTGAAACAACTAATGTCGATGTTGAAGTAAAATCAATTCTCCTCCAGTTAAAACCACCATCAGAATATGTTGCGCTTACAGCAGGTGTACCTGTTGCTACACCATTGGACAATGCTGGAACAACAAGATTTACTCCAGCGGACCACGAAGAACCAGACCAAGCACGCAAAAGAAATGTGTCTGTTTCGTAAATAATTTGCCCCAAATAAGGATTTGTTGGTCGTGCAGTTGATAAACATGCACCGGGCATAATTCCCTGAGTTGTGGTTGTAATAGCCATTAAAGTGTTTGTCCTGTTGACCAAGCAGAGCCAAGCCAGACTCTTAGCAATTGTGTATCTGTTTCATAAATGAATTGACCCAAGTATGGAGATTCGGGGCGTGTAGAACTAGTACAAACACCATTTCTTGTTTGTCCACGTGCAACCTGAATACTCATTGTGAAACAATTACCTCAGGTGCAACAAATTCATCAAGTTCTGAGTCGTAGCGATATCCAATACCAGCATAACGGCCACGGAAATTGTGGTTGTATGATGTTTGTTTCCAAACACCATCCAAACCAATTGATGCAATGAATTCTTGACCCACTGGTTCTGATGCTGGAAACTCCAAGTTTCCGCAATCATCGTTAGATACAACGATGACCTGTGTAACTGTATCTCCTGCTAGTTGTGCAAAATGTGCCATGTTATTCTCCTAAAGTTTGAACCTAATTAACACTAAACCTGAACCACCTTGGGTGTATGCTCCGCCTTCGGAGCCTCCTCCACCACCACCTCCAGTGTTGGCTGCTCCGTTTGTTCCAGTACTGTTGTAATACCGAGCACCATTGCCGCCACCTCCAGAACCACCTATTGCTGTAGTATTTGAACCGTATCCGCCTCCGCCACCACCTCCACCACCATAGCGTGTTGTTCCCGGTGCTTCTCCACGCCATGCAGACCAGTCAATTCCTGCACCACCGTTTCCACCATTAACCATGTTTCCGTAACCAGCGTTTCCGTATGGAACGCTACCTGCACCACCCATGCCACCACCACCGCCGCCGCCATTTGAGTTATTGTTTGGTCCAGCGCCGACTCCGCTTCCACCAGAAAAACCATCAACAAGTGCTGCTGCTCCTGCTTGGTTTCCTGTTCCACCATCTCCCGGACCTTGTGGTTTTCCACTTGCATGTTTACCAACAAAAGAGGGAGTTACTGAAATTGGTGGATAAACCAAACCACCTGCACCAATGCCAACCGTATGAGTTCCTACTTCAAAATATACAAATTGAGAAGTTACCAATGCTCCGGCTCCACCTCCGCCACCACCGTTTCCGTTTTGGCTTTTACCTGCTGCTCCACCACCAATGATTGTGCAATCAAACATCCCAGCAGTTGTGACAGTAAAAGTTCCAGAGCCAGTAAACGTAAGCATCCTGTATGGCACACCACCAACAGTTATGTTGGATGATGTTCCACCACTTCCTACACCATACGGATAAAAAATATTATTTATAGTCGTATATGTGTAGTTGTAGCCAGATTTGCCGACAGATAAACCCATTATGCGGTCTGCTTTTCCCAACCGACGACAGTAACTGTCACCTTTGCTGCTGTGTCTGAAAGTCCCTGCAAGGTTTCACCTGCAGCAAGCACAATCGCTGT